ATGAATACCACCTAGAATATAACCTAGTTCGGTATGAAAAGCTAACAATGATCCACAATCTCCATCTTGAGACTTGTCTTTTGATTTAGCAATCCAAACATCGGAAGTGATTTTACCAGTTTCTTTAGTATTGAAATTAGTTTTTGGTGAGAGTTTAGTATTTTCACACTTTATACCACCAATACTTCCATCAAAGTTTCTACCAATAGTTTGGCCATTTAAAGGACCGGTAATTTTATCTGAAATAAAATATTTCATAATATTCTTTTTTGGTGGAATATTTCTGAGAAGCAAAAAAGCTAGATCACGCTCTGGTAATCTATATATATCTTCTTCACAAAGAGTGAACTCACAATTTGCATTGATGTGAGTATCCGGAGATTCAACCATCTTGATAATCGTGGTATCAGGGATATCAGGTATACAATGATTATTCACCATGTAAACATGACCTGAAATACATGTCATCTTACTTGGTCGCCAAATATTGCCTTGAATATTAGGATTTTTAATTCTAATACTCACACAATTTTTTGCTATGCGATTTTTGAAATCTTCAAAGTTGGAGGATTTAGCCGAAGCCGAAGCCCTAGAGATTTCAAAAGGTGTTAAATTAACTTCATTTTTGTACCAAACATTTTCTCTTTTCTTTTCATCATCTTTTGGTTGAGAACCAAATTCAGATGTAACTCCACCTTGAACTTGAAGTTTATTTAACATCTTGTATATACCAAAAGCTGTACAAAAAATACTAGCAGCAACTCCAAAATAAATTGGAATTCTATATTTTTTCTCAACTCTATCGCCCATATTTTTCCAATAATCAGTATCAATTTTGGTATCAATCCATGCTAAAGCTTGGACTGTTTTGTATGAACATTTATCATAAAAGAAGGATATATAATATAAGACATAAATTGATATCATCCAACGTTTGATAAATTTGTACATTGAAGTAGACTTAATAATAGTTGCCAACATCATTGGGAAAATGACAGTGACATATTCAATATCACCCGTTTGTACATTTGCACACATTTGATCAGGCAAATTACAACATAAGCAATTTTGCGACTTCTTTAGTTCATTCAGACTACTTTTGACTCTGTTTTGGTTAGCTTTGAAGGCTATGACCGTATCTCGAAACCATTTGAAAAAAGTAGCTTGATCAATGTTTTCGTGAATAGTTTTCTTCTCAGCCAAGGATTTCATACTATTTGAAGCAATTTTTCTAGGTATGATCATCTCAACTTTAAAAGTCCATAAATCCTTGTAAGGTTGATCATCATCCACCAGAGAAGAATCCAACATGCCTTGTTCATTTAAAAAACGATCTTTAACTGTTGGTGTAATTATAAAAGGAAATCTACGTTGCACCGCTGAAGGATAACTAAAGTAGTGGAAAGCATTAAGATGCTCAATATTAGATGTGGCAATTACCAATTGTGCTTTGCATGGAGTCTTTCCTTTATCTTCCAAAGCTGCTTGCTCGGGACAATAAGGAACAGGATTCATAACTTGTATGATTTCACGCACTGAAGAATTATCACCCAAAGCTGGGTTTTCTGCTGCAACGTCATCCATGACAATGCACCAACAACAGGATTTAAAATTATTCCAATGTTTAGCAAAGTAATTGTGAGTATAACGATAAGAATCATCAGTTTCCAAACCACATATTCTTCCAAAATATTGATAAATATATTCAGTTAATGTGGATTTACCTATACCAGAATCACCTACAATGAGGAGACCAAAAGGCATATCACGCATTTGTCTACATGCTGATAGACTAGTAATATCATCTCTGATCATACTCATTTCATCATATTTATGATTAATGATTGCTTTTTCAGTAGAATCTAATCCTTTACCATGTTTTTTAATTGATAATAATTTTTCGATAATATCATCCAACTCCTTTAAGAAAGTTGATTCTTTAAAACCATGAGCTTCAGCATTATTGAGAAGAACAGATTTACGTTTAAGTTCTGCTGCTTTATCAAATACAGCTCCATAACTTGAACCAGAATGAACAATGGAAGAAATATCACCTGTATTATACACATGAATTCCTTTTTCCAAAATGAAAATGATTGTATCAAATATTGTA